AAACTTATGGATGGATCTTTGTTCATTGAAAGTCTTGTGTCTTATTACTTATTGGATGGTATGGTTTGGATATTGCCGTTTCCCGATAATTCTTTATCTTCTTATAAAAACGTGCCGCCAATGAATTTATTTGTTGCCAATAAAGCAACAATGTTTCCTATAAAAGATGATAACAATAATTTAATGGAATGGAAGTATTCTGTATCAGGAAATGAAAGAGAAAAAGGTTTAGTATATAAACCACAAGATGTTGTATATAAAAAACTATTTAATCCATATGATCAAATATTGGGACTATCTCCTTTAGAGGCCGGAAAGTTAAATGTTAAAATGTCTTATAAATCTTCTATTTTCAATGATAAATTTTTTGAAAATGGAGCTAACCCATCCGGAGTACTTTCTACTGAGCAAATTTTGGGGGACAAGCAGTTTGACAGACTAAAGGGACAAATAGAAACCACTCATGCCGGAACAGCAAAAGCACATAGATTGATGGTGCTGGAGAAAGGATTAAAGTACACCCAAACAGGCATCACTCATAAGGACATGCAATTTTATGATCTACAAACTTTAACTTCCAAAAGAGTAATGCAAATTTACGGAATGCCCGGAAGTATTATAGGAGAACGTCACCAATTAAATAGAAGTATTGCGGAGAGTGAGAGAAGAGAATGGTATGAGGGAACAATTATTCCTATTCTTGATGGATTCGCTAATGCTTTTAATCTAACGCTATTTCATAGTAGAGGTCTAAATAAAGAATTAAGATTTGATTATAGCAATATTCCGGCATTACAGGAAGACTTTACAGAGAAAGTAAAGAATGCAAGAGTTTTAGTAGGAATGGGATTTACACCGGAAGAAGTCAATGAGAGATTAGAACTTGGTTTTGATAGTAATGGTTTAAGAAATATTATGTTAGTAGATTCCTCTTTGTCTTTGTTATCTGAGAAAGAAGATACAGAAGATAATAATGTTAATGATGAAGATAGTAATGATGAAGATACAGATGATAAGCAGGAAGAAGAAATTAATATAAAACAGACAGAACAAGAGTTAGAAGTAATTTGGAAAGCTTTTATAAAAGGAACATCTTCTATAGAAAAGAAATTTGAATCAAAAGTTAGAGCAGTATTTTTTGACATGAGAAAAACTGCTTTGCAATCACTTTACAAAAAAACTGTTTCAGATGTTAATAATCAAATTTATTTACAAGAAATGAGAAAGTTAAGAGAAAGCACAAAGCCACTTTATATAGATAGTATTTTGGCAGGAGTACAAAGTGTAGCAAATGAGTTGGGAATAATAATTGATTTTAATCTCTCTGATCCTGTAGCCATAGAGTTTTTAACAAATAAATTGTTGAAAGTAACAAGAGTTGGAACTACAATAAAAAAGCAAATAAGAACACGTTTAGCTTATGGCATGGAACTTGGAGAGAGTATAGAGCAATTAGCAGAGAGATTAAAATCAGATGTATTTAATCCAGCAATGAAAAGAGCCAGAACAATAGCAAGGACAGAAGTGGTTGGCTCTTCTAATTTTGGAAGACATCAGGCAATAATGAAGTCAGGATATAAATATAAAAAATGGTTTTGTGCTTTAGATGAAAGAGTAAGGGCGACACATGCTCCTAATACAGGAGCACATAATCAGATAGTGGAAGCAAATAAAAAGTTTAAAGTTGGAAATTCAAGACTTTGGTTTCCGGGTGATCCTGAAGGGCCAGCAAAAGAAATAATAAATTGTAGATGTATTGCTGTTCCTGTAAATAAGAAATAAGGAGAAATATAATGGCACTTCAAATTAAAGATGTTGAAAATAAACCTATCAAGCATAATGGAGAAGAAGTATTTGAACAATTTAATACTGTGAAGTCAGTTAATATTGATAGAAGAACTATTACGATTATTGCTACTGATGAAAGTGTTGATAGACAAGGAGATATTATTCTTGCAAAGGGATGGGACTTTAAAAACTATGTAAAAAATCCAGTATTGCTTTGGGGCCATAATTATAGTTCTGTACCTCTTGCTAATGCCGTAAAAATTATCAGAAGAAAAACAGAAGGAAGACCAACAATTATCACTCATAAATTTCCCTCAGAAGGAATAAATCCCTTCGCTGATATGCTTTTTCTTCTGGCACATGAGGGAGTAATAAAGGCAGGAAGCGTTGGCTTTATTCCTAAAGAATGGGAATCTCTTGATCCAGAAAATGATGAATATGGATGGAGAGGAAGAAAGTATTTGAAACAAGAACTATTGGAACATTCTCTTGTGTCAGTACCAGCAAACCCCAATGCTCTGATGGAAAGTATTAAATCCTTATCTAATAAAAGTGCTTTAAATCTAAACCATGAATTGGCTTATAATTGTTTGATCAGTAGAAAAGCATATGATTTTACAGAAGAAGAAAAGAAAAGAATTGAAGAAGTGATGGAAGAAACAAAAGAGGATCTTGTTATTGAGGAGGAGGAAGCAAAGGTATATCAAGTTACAGAAGATATTAAAAAAGAAGAGGAAGAAGTTATTCTGGATGATAAATCTCTTGGAGAAGAAGAAATTGGAATAAGAGAAAAAGAAATTGAAAGAGGATTCCAGTTTAATGAATTGCTTAATAGTGTTGATACTCTAACAAATGATGAAATAAAAATTCTGTATTTTAAAATTCAACCTAAAGTAAATGAGGATATGAATAATATTTTGTGTGAGTCAATAGATACTCTAAAAGATTTATTGACTTCATATAAACCGATTGTAGATAATACCGAAGAAGAAGTTATTCCTGTTTCCGAGGAGCTTGATGACTCCACCATCGTCGAAGCAAAGGAAGATGATGAATTAGAGGTATTTGAAGCAATTCTTAATGATAGTAATGAAGATGAAGTAGATCAAAAGCAGATTGATGCTTTATATGCTGTTACAAAAAAATTAAATGATTTGTTGAAATAAAATAAATTTAAGGAGAATTAAGAGAGTATGAAATTTTTTATTAAAGTAAAAGATGCTAATGGCAATGATGTATTGATAGAGGCAAGTCAGGATCAGGTTCTTGATCCTAATATTACTTTGTTTAATGAAAAAGGCGAGGCCCTCAATCGTAAGTCCGCTCCTAAAGATGAGGGAAAGAAAACCATTGCTGAATTGACTGAATTGATTGCAGAAGTAGCAAGCAAAGTAGAAGGTCAGGCTTCTGTAAAGAATAAGATGAAAGAATTTGAGGAGCAGTTGGCTGCTTATAAAGAGCTGGCCGGAAAAGGCTTTCCTCTTCCCGATACCAAAGGCATGGACATGGAGCAGATTGAAAAAGAGATTGGGCCTTGGAAGTTGGCAAGACAAGGTGAAAGTCTTATTCAAAATGCAAAGTCTTTGAATTATAAACTTCCTATGGATAAAAGAGTAGAACTTGCAAAATACTACTCTTCGTTTATAAAAGCAGGGATTCTGTATAGGGACTATCCCAATGCTTATGCGGAATTTAGGCAGAAGTATGGAACAATTACTGATCCTGAAACCAAAGCAGTTGTAGGTGATACTGGAAATGCTTTTCCCATTCCTGATATTGTTGAAGCAGAAATTCTCCACTTTGCCCGTGAGCGTTCAGTAGTACTTCAGTATGCAAGAGTGGAAAATATGATTTCTGAAAAACAAAGTTATCCTGTAGAAACTGCATCTGGTAGTATTGGTTGGGGTAATACTACTGCTGCTGGTGATCCTACTGCTGATGCTGCTAATGAGTGCGAACTGTCCGCGCAGGAATTGTCGGCGTATTGTACTGCAAAGAATATGACTCTTGCAGATTCCAATAGCGATATTGTCGGCTGGATAACGGAGACTATGGCAACCAATGCTGCTCTGGAAATAGACAACGAATCATTTAATGGTGATGGATATGCTACTGATGGGGCTTGCTCTGGTATGTTTTCTACTGCTGGTTACTCGGTAGTACTTGCCTCTGGTTCTGCTGCTTTTAGTATGGTAGCAGCAAGCAATTTCTCTGATATGATTGGGAAGTTGGATGGTCTGAAAAAAGAGAATGCCAGATTCTTTATGCACGGAAGTATTCTCCACTTTGTTCGCAACCTGAATGATAGTAATGGCAGACCTATTTTCTATCCCGGTTATATTGGAGCAACTACTCCTCCTACTATATACGGTTATCCGTATATAGAGGCAATTAAGTGTCCTTCTACTTCGGCAGCCAGCACAGGATTTGTTTTGTTTGGTAATATGAAGTACTGGATGGTAGGCAGGAGACTTGGTAGTGCAGCAATCTTTGTCGATCCTTATGGACTGTTTACTACTAACAGAACCCGATTTAAGTTGTACCAACGTTGGGCTCTGAAGATGGGTCTTGCTAATGGATTTGTAAAATT